GTACTTCTTGGCGAAGACTTCGCTTTGAGCCTTCTCCCAAAGACTTACTCTGCCGCCGTTTCCGTCGTCAATAGTGAGGTCATCGGATTGAAGGAACGCCACCATTTCCTTGTACTCTTGAGAACCTTCCTCAAGGTGAGTTTCCTCGTGGACGAGAGTCTCTGCCCAAGTATCGTTCTCAAACGCCGTAGCGTCAATGTAAATCTTGTCGCCTCTCTTGAATCCTTCAAAGGAAAAACCTTCCTCTCCGGACATAAGTTCGGACGAGTCTACGATAACGAAGGAAGTGTCGGCGTGTCCCAATCTGTTGAGTACATTGAGAGCCTTATTGAACTTGTTACGGCGTTCCATAGCAACGCCTTCGAGTCCGTCTTTCTTGATAGCGATTCTGCCGACCTTTGCTCTCGCTTCGTCGAGAGATACGGTCTCGCCTCTCTCTTGAGCCTCCTCCATATAGGTCTTTGCGAGGTCTTCGATTGCAGCACTAAAGTCAGTTTCAATCTCTGCCTCACGCCCCCACAGAGAGGTTGAGTAATTGTAGTCGTTTACATCGCTTGCAAGTGTGGTAGAATCGCCGTTCTCGGTGTCGGTGGTCGGTTGTCCTATGCCAAGTCTTGTCGCCATTTCGGTGCTTAAAGAGCCGTCCGGGTTAAAGGCTTTGCCGAGACTAAACTCTTTGATAAGACTCGCTCTTCTGCTTTCGGTTGCTCCCTTGAGGATAGTCTCAATCTGCTGATAGCCTCTGCGTGTGGTTTCTGCAATTTTAGCCTTCTTCTCGGTGAGTCCCGTTCCGCTTTCTTGGAGATTCTTTTCACGAGCCTTGAGGTTTTCAAGGCTTCCGAGAACCTCTTGAACATCGGCTTCCTTGCCGACATAGTTGAGCCTGCGACCGTCTTTGGTCTTGATTTTAGACATACCGTAGCCGATAGTTCCGCTATAGCCGAGAGCCGTAAGAGAGCCTACAATAGCACTCTTTCCGACACCCTTCCAATAGTCCGCTTCGCCGTACTCGGAGAAGGCGTCCGCACCTTTGTAAATTGTTTTAAGGGCAGGGTTTGCGAGTTCCGCAACCACTTCCTCCACGCCTTCTTCTACGGCGTTTTGGGCGATTCTGCGGAATCCCGTCTTGGCGGTGGATTCTACCACGCCGTCGAATATGCCTGCGCCCGTGAGAGCCTTGGTTGCTCCGCCGAAGAGTTTCTCTGTGCCGACTTCAACGAGACCGGAAGCAACACCGTAGCCAAGACCGGCGTAATAGTTCGCCCCTTCTTGGAAGGCTTGCTCCGTCCCCGTGCCTGCCGCACTTACGCCCATTGTTACGAGCGAAGCAATCTGTGCCGCTTGGGCAGCGGAAGCGGCGGTCGAAGCCGCCGAAGCCGCCGTGCCTGCCGCAGAGGCGGCGGTGGTTGCCGCCCCTGCTCCTGCATAAGCACCGTATGTTGCGATTGTGGCGATAACCGCAGGGAGTAATTGACCGATTCCGTGCGATACACCCTCGATTATGCCGTCTTCTTTGAGGTAGGAGTATCGAAGAGCCTCTTGAAGAGGGTCTCCGATAACCTCGCCTGCAAAGTCGTATGCGATATGTTCTTTCACGCTATCTTGAAAGTCGTCGCTAAAGATTCCGCCGACCGCACCCACGATTCCTGCTCCGAGGTCGTAGATACCTTCGAGTCCTTTAACTGCACCCTCCAAGACATTCGCTACCACATCGCCTATTGTAGAGAGACCACGGATAAACCAATTTTGGTCTTCCTTCTCTCTACGCTCCGCCGTTTCCACCGCAATTTTTGAGAGTTCTTGGTCTCTGTAAGCGTTATACAACTTGTTGTTTCGTTTGACCTGCGCAACATAATCTCTTTGTTGTATAATCGCTTGCGCCCTTGCTCGGCGTTCTTCCGGAGTCATAGAATAAATAGTCATATTGCACCTCTTTATTCGGAGTCTTTATAGTTTCTGCTATATACCGTGAGACCCAAGGCGTTGCAAAGATTCTTGAAGTGACTTGCGTAAGTATTCTTTCTTTGCTGAACTACGCACCAAACATCTCTGTTGGTGTCATTGTTCTCAAGATACATATAGATTCTTCCGTCGTAAAGCATAACCGCACCTTGTGCAGGAGTTGTTCCCGTAGAGGAAGTGTATGCGTCGACGAGTTTTCTGTTGAGGTTGTCGGAGGCGTCGTAACCTTTCTCGACCTTGTAACTCGTACCATTGTACTTGATTTTGAAGTTGTCGCCGGCGTCGTCATTCGCAGAGTTGAGTTTGCCGTCGATTACGATGTCGTTACGAACCGAAGGAGTCTTCAAGGCGATTTGCTTATCAAGAGCCGCTTGCTCGGATTGACTTCTTACGGAAGACTTGTAGCCGTTGAGTTGCGATTCGAGAAGAGACTTGTAACTGCCAAGAGGCGTGCCCTTCTCGTTTACATACGCAGAAAGGCTATCGTACTCGGCTTGGCTAATCTTACCGTCGTCGCCAATCATCTGTTGGAACATAACCTCAAGGTTGCCGGATTCAGTTGCATATTGACCCTTGCGAACCTCTTCCTCTTTTGCGAGTCTATCGTCTTCTGCCGCCTTTGCGTTCGCCTTAACAACCGTTTGACCTCTCAAGAACAAGTCGTTGAGTTGCGACTCGGAAACCTTACCTCTAAACTGCTCGATATAAGCGTCCATATCCGCTTGATTCGTGTAATGAGACGAGCCGATATTTTCAAGGGCGGTTTGGTAAGAGTTATATTGCTCTCCTGCGATTCTGTCGTTTTCCTTGTCTTGTTCAATTTTAGCGTTGGTTGCAACCACGCCCTTACCCGTTTGAAGAAGGGAGTTGAACTGCGACTCGGAAACCTTACCTCTAAACTGCTCGATGAAGGCGTTCATATCGGATTGAGACGAATATTTGCTTGCCTCGATAGCACCCAAAGCGTTTTTGTAGGCGTCGTCTTGGGAAGCGGTCACATTGACATTGACTCTATTCGCGCCTTCCTGCATTAAAGCATTGAACTGCTCATCGTTCACCTTGCCACGATATTGCTCAACAAAGGAACTCATCTCGCCGCTTGTAGTATAAACCGCTTGACGAATTGCCTCAAGAGCCGTAGTGTAGTTGATACCTTGTTCCTCGGAAAGTCTTGCGGCGTATTCCTTGAGGACATTATCAACGAGAAGGTTGCCGTTCTCATCTCTCGCAGCATCGAATACGCCCTTGTCGTAGTTCTGCTTGAGGGTAGACAAGGTGTTTGCGAGTTGTTGTGCGAGGGTATCGACGGCGGAAGACTTGGCAGCCTCAAGGCTACCTTTTCTTGCGGCGAAGGTGTTGTCGAGGTTCGCTTGACCGGAGCCGTACGCCTCGTCGAGTCTACCTTGAGTCTCTTGGTAACTCGTGTCATACGAGTTCTTGCTCGTATTGTAGTTGGTTTCAAGGTCGCTCTTGCGGTCTTGATAGTCGCTCTCGATAGCACCCATATCGCTATTGTAGTTATTGTATGCTTGGAGCATTGTGGACTCGCTTACACCGAGACCGCCCAAGCCTTGAGCCTTGACTTGCGTAGGGAGATATTTCTTCAACTTGTCAAGCGTGATACTTGCGTTCTGTTGAGATTGTCTCTTGTTCTTGTCAAGGGCGGATTGAGCCGTACCGTAGTTTTCGAGCAACTCGGCGGTGCTTCGGTCGTAAATGTCCTTTGCCGTAGCAGAGTTTCTGTTGTAGTTTTCGAGGAGGTTCTTCGAGTTCGTGTCGTACTCGGTCTGCGCTCCTGCAATTTGGGAATCGTATTGATTCCTCGTGGTGTCCATAAGGTCGTTATACGCCTTGTTGGTGTCTGTCACCGCTTGGTCGTATTGACCTTTGAGATATTGTTGTTGAGTGTAGGTGTTATAAAGAGTTCTACCGATAGCAACATCTTCGTCGGTCATACTCCCAGACTTCGTGATTTGACTCACGCCGTCGTAGTCTACGCCGTAATGGTGTTTCCACCACTCAAGGAAGTCGTTGCCTTGATAGGAACTTCCGTATTTACTCATCGTCGTTTACCTCCGTAGGTATTTCTGTTTCCTCCACTACGGGAGAGGGGGCAACCTCTTCCACGGGAGTGTTTTTGACATAGTTGTCAAACATCTCAAGGTGGCTTATCTTCTTGACGATTCTACCTCTGTACTCGCCCGTGATGAACAGATACGAGTTATACATATTGATAGAGCCTACAAGCACGAAAATAGCCACTTGCAAGCAGTTCCATATAAGAGTCGCATAACTGAAGTTTTGGACAAGCGAAACGCCGTAATAGCCGAAGATAGCGGCGATAACGACCTTCGAGATAATGTCGTATAAACCTCTTTGCTTTTCGTACTCTTGCTTGGTTCTGCCGAAGTCGTAAGGGTCTTGAGCCTTCGTTCCTTCGCTCGTGAGTTCGCCTGCGGTCAAGGGAGTCAATTTCAAGTGCAACGCCTTATTGAAACAAGCAATTCGCTTTCTTTCAATCTTCCTCGTGTACTTGTTCTTGAGTTTGACTTCGTCTATCACAATGTCCTTTGCCGAGCCGTCCTCGTTAAAGTAATTGCTATAAGCCAAGCCTTCCGAGGCGAGAACCCTCGTTCGTTGGATTCTCAAGTTCTCCTCGTTCTTGATTCTGCACCACTCGTCGAGGCGGTCAATATGAGGAGAGATTTTTACCACGGTCTCACCGTGAAGCGTGAAGGAACTTTGGAATCTTTCGTTCTTCTCGCCGTCCATAATACCTTGGAGGTCGAACGAGCGGTTGATGAAAAATCCGAGAAGGAATACAATCGCACCGTCTGCGATTATTCTCATCACGCTCTTTCCGGTCTCGTCAATCTGTATGAACGCCGTACAGATGTACGCCGCCGCTACGAGAACGACTACAAAATAACCGAGGCTTCGTTGGAAAAAGTCTTTAATTTTTTCGTTCATCATACCCTCCCGTTACCAAGATATTTTTTGAGAACTTGCTCGACTTGCGAGGTTGTAGTGTCCGCCGTCTTTCCGATAAGGATATTCTCCTTCGTGATTCGGATTGCTCTTTGGAAGCAAACGAGGTCGAGGAACTCCCCGGCGAGAGCCATTCCGCTTAACAGAATCAAGTCCGCAAGTATTGCTTGTAATAAGTATGCCATAATGAAAACTATACCGAACAATACAATTCTCCGAGGCATACCCAATTTGCCGATAACCTTTAAGAAAAGGAACACGAGACCGATTGCTCCTCCGATACATAACTTAACCGTGTCGGTCGGAGTTTTCGTGTACTTGTCCCAATTTGCGATAAAGCATACCAAAAGGGGAGCAATAGTCACGATAAAACTGCCGATGTAAAGGAGGACGAGTCGGAGTCTGTATTTAGGCTTCTTCGTCTTCTCGCTCATCGTCTACACCTACCTTTTCGATTTCGTGGGCATATCCTTTCTTGACGAGTTCCTCGTTATTACAGAATCCGATATGTACCACCTTGTCGATATTATCGACGGTCTTCTTGACGGGAGCAATCGCATTCTCTACATCGCTTTTCAAGGTCTTGAGTTCTGCGATACAAGAGTTGATTTCGTCCCTATATTCGCCAAGCATAGCGACGACCGTCTTGTCGTTTTCTACCGTGGCGTTTACATCGTCGGTCGCTTGGTTAAACTTTGCCACGGAGTTCTGAATCTTCGTGACGAGTGGGAGTGCTGCCACACAAAGAGAAGAGATAACCGACAAAGCGAGAACGATGTTCGGAATCAACTTTGTCTCTACATACTCTTGCCAAGCAACCTCTCCAACGGTCAAGAAGTAAACCCCAACGGCAACAAGCGCACCGATAGTTACACCTAAAACAAAGGTGAGAAAGATTTTACTTTTTTTCATTTTTGTCTCCTTCCTCTTCTACGAAACCGAAGTCCACGGGTTTGCCTTCGAGACAATCGTACCATTTCTCGCAGGGTTCTTCGCAACCTTCGGTCTCGCATATAGAGCAGATGTTTTCTATTGTTATTTTCATACGAGCCAATCTTCTCGTACTTCTTGACCGAGAGCCTTGAGTTCCTCTTCGGTCTTGCCGTCAAGGTCGTCAACCCAATTCTCGCAAGCGTCGTTTACCTCTCTTTGAGAAAGAACTCCGCTTTCAATCTGTGCGTTAGCCGACTCCAACCATTTTGCCTTGCTGAATCTTTTCATTTTTGATTCCTCCGTTTAATTTTTTGGCGTGATTGCTCACGATTTGTTTGAGTTTCCACTTCGGTGCGTAGGGATATATACGCTCCTTATAGAACCTCCAACCGTTAATATGGCTCAACCAACCGAGTAAGGACAATATCCCTTGTGCTTGGTGAACGGTGATGTAACTCGACTTCTTCACCTTCCTCACCCGGCGACATAATCGAAAGAAGATTTTCTTCCTCAACAATGTCTTATTTTTGTAAAAGCGAAACCCCACGAAGTCTATCGGTCGGCTATGCACCTTCCATATTTGATAGTTCGTCTTGAGTTTCAAACCGATTTTCTCAAGATATTCGTTCATCGCTACGATAGCGTTTCGGAGTTTCCTCTTGTTCGTATCGAGCAGAACCATATCGTCGACATATCGGACATAGTATTTGATTTTCAACTCTTCCTTAACGAAGTGGTCGAACCCTTCGAGAAAGAAGTTCGAGAACCATTGTGATGTATAATATCCGATAGGCAAGCAATCGCCTCCGTTTACGAGGATTGCCTCTATAAGATTCAACATCTTTTTGTCCTTTATCTTCCTGCGGAACATCTCCATAAGGTAGCACGGCTTTACGCTATTGAAAAACTTTGATATATCCAATTTTGCGACATATCGAACCTTCTCGTCCTTGAGACATTTTTCAACATACTTCTTCGCCTCCAACCCTCCTCGGCGAGGAATACTACCGCAGTTATAGCGGTACATTCCTTTCTTGAAGATAGGGTCTAACACGAGTGCCACCACCCAATGTACGACTTGGTCCGGGAAGAACTTCGGAACTGTTATGACTCTCTCCTTCATACAAGAGTGGTCGAACAATACGATTTGCCTATTCGGACTCAACCTCAAGGTGTTGGTTTCGAGCATTTCCTTTATCCTCATAGCGTAGGCTTCCTCGTTTGCGAGAACCTTTGCTATGTAGTGCTTTTGAGTCTTGCCCTTTGCCGCTTGCCTTATGGCGTGTCGAATAAGGTCTAAATCGCAAGCCTTTTCGTATAAGAAACCGACTCTTTTCATAATCCTTTTAATCTCCTCACGGTCTTTCGAGAGTTAACCTACTAAACCGTCCTCTTTGCGAAGTATTTTTTGCCAAGGGGCAAGGATTGTGTGTGCTACATAATACTTAATGATTAAAATGCGACCGCCGATGTTACCGTTGGTGTTAGACGAGGAGTTGTTACCATTCCAATTCCACAAACCGGCATTACCACCGTTGTTCCAATTCCCACCGCAATTCAGCACGGGCGGCACACACGACCCTATAGTTTTATTTGATGAAGGGAGATGTGTCTCCCTTTGAATCCCTCTCTTAAAGAGGTTTATAGCAAAGGCGACCGCCGATGCTACC